AATCAAACGTCTCGTCGCTTACCGCACGGGCGAACCACTTGCCTGCATTCAGGCCTTTCTGCTGTTGGTTTTGATAAATTTTGTAACGAATCATAAAACAATAAATTAAAGGGTTAAACATATTGTCCGGGGATTCTTTTCCCCTTCCGACAATACAAAGATACTACCCTGAAATATCGATAAATCAATTGTTTGCGATTGCACACGATTGTTGTCAATTATATGTCGTAATGGTCGTTTATTCAATGGAAAAGCGTTGGTTATGTGGTACTATTTTGTTATTTTTGTAACTGTAAATCAAAATTTTATCCATTATGACCGAATTCAAAATACGTGCCTATGGGCGCATGGAACTGGCGCAACTTTATTCTCCGACACTTACCGACATTGCTGCTTATCGAAAAATGAAGAAATGGATCTCTTTATGTCCCGGACTTCTGCAACGCCTGTACGACTTAGGTTACGAATCAAAGCGTCGTTCATTCACCCCGTTGGAGGTGAGAGTGATTGTAGATGCCTTGGGAGAACCTTAGAAGAGCGGAGAAGTAAAGCACCGCTTTAGGATTCATGAAACGTCTTGTTGTTATATAAATGCAAAGAATGCACTTTTTCCGAGGGCTCCCTAACACACGCACACATGCGTGCGCGTATAAACGCCTTTATCGTCTGTATTGATAAGCAATCCTTTTTTTATCAGACGGTTCAGCCAGCTAAGAGCAGTGTTAGGTTTGATTTTCATGATTGTAGCCTGCTCCGACAACTGTGCACGGGTGAATTGGTTGCCCATTGCTTCGAAAAGTGCATCCCGGTCGGCATTGGCTCTATGCTTGACTTCTGTGGAGGGAAGAAAAGACAAGATATGCGTGGCATGACGATAAAGCGGAGTTACAAGCTCCAGAACCGCTTTAAAATCTTCAGCGGTGATCGTTACATCCCAACGGGTGATAATGCCGTCTTTGATATTATCAGTGGCAATCTCCTTATCAGGAGTAAGCAGATGGATAGAAGAATTCTTGAATTGGTAAGGTTGATCACATTCCAATGCACGTATCATAGCTACTTCTGCCATGATACGGCACGTGTTGACAGCCAGTCGGGCGATGGAACTGCTCATTTCGTTGTCGTTGGCAAGTCCCGAACGGAAGAACAAATCGGAAAAGAGAGTGTTGAACTCTTGCTTTTGCTCGTCGGTGAGCCGGAGCGTATGGACTCCATGTGTTTTCATCAGGTCGAGTTGCTTTTTCCATTCCAGGCCTATGTCTGTGAAGATAGCTTCCAGATCGGCTTCGCCACTTTCAAACTGATTGATCCATGCCCATATACCATGCATGTAATAAAACAGTTGGCGCGAGAACAAACCGTTCTCTGTCGAGGGAATAAGTGGTTTCACTTGTGCGGGCGTACCGGAAAGCAGGACGGACAGATAGCTTTTCTTTACTTCCCGGTATTCCTGGTCGGTACGCCGGTTGTACGACAAACGGTCATGGTCGAACGCTTTGCGGAGCGTGTCGCTCCAGTGTCCGTATTCCGAGCCGATGGCAGCAGAAATAGTATCTGCTTCCGTTTCGCAGATAAGTCCTGTGCCGTTGGCATCCATGATATTTTGCAGAATACCTGTTCCGGTGTTATTGCCCGAGATGAGAAACATTCTGTTTTTGGGCATTTGGGGAGCTTCCACTTTGCTACGCTCTTTTCCCATGACGTCGTAGGCGGCTTTCTCTTTCTTGTAAGCCTTGACCTCTGTCGCTACTTGTTGGCGGATCTCGTCATGGATAGGTTCGACGAGCAGACGGATAAGCGAAAGAATTCCCTTACCCGAGGCAGAAGGAGCCACGATGAAACTTTGCAGGCAAGGAGACTGGAGTTTGCCGGCGTATGGACATCTCACATATCGTTCCATGCTGGCACCTATGGCAGTCAATGCTCCAATCAGCATGACGTCACGCTGGGTAGGGCTGGTGGCATAGCTCATGATGAGCAAGAGGATTTTCGGCCAGTCCGCTTCGGGGAAAGTGGGCAATGGCTGGTTCGGGTCACTACCGTTCAGCAGCTCTTCGGATTCGTCCGGTTCGTCATTCTCCACCTTATTATATACGTGTGCGTGTGTGAGAACTTTGGACGGTGTATTTTCCGTATTTTCTGTATTTCTACGGTTGTTCATAACTTCCGTATTACAGAGTTTCACATTGGCCGTCTCGGCAAGATGGAAAGCCGTACCCAGGTGTACTTCCCCATGCCGGGTAGTGAGAGCATTGGAGAATATCCGTTCGGCATGTTCACGTTGGTACTTGGCGGACATCCGGCACAAACGGTGGAAAAACTCGCGTCCCGCTTCTCCGCAATCTGTTGCGATGGCAAACGCCAGTTGTACATATTCAGCATAGGTAGGAGCAATATCCGCTCCTGCAGTTTCAACCGCTTCAGTGAGGCGGCGTAAAGATTCAATATCAGTCATTATTTTGATTTATGATTTATAATTTATGATTTATGGTTATTCGTTGGTGGCTCTAAATAATGCTCCCGGGTCATGGCAAAGGAAGCAGGATCTCACAATGTCTTTACCGGAAAAGTCCACGCCTTTTTTCTTTTCTCCGAAAGGAGGAGGTGTTCCTGTACCATAGATCATCACAGTGTATAACATTGCTAACTTCATTTTTTCCGTAATACAGTTTGCGTCATCGGCCATGGGTAAATGATTATAGGGTATGAAGGCTTTTACGCCTCGTCCGCTAGGACTGATAAACGTGAGCACAGGGTGGAGAAGAGGATCATTGAACAACGTCTTACGCATCTCCACTGCTTCCTGATAGGAGGTGAGATAGTCTATATCTACTACTGTTAGGAGGGAAGGATCTATGAGGCATTTGCTGCTGCGACGCGAGAATGTACCACAGGGAGTCACGTATGGTAATAGTGATGCTTTTGCCGTCCGTATATCTTCGGAGTTGCGTACTTGTTCGGTCAGAACTTTGAGATTCTCGTTGCAGGTAATCATTTGAAAGACTTGCTCTACGGAGACTTCGCAGCAGGGAATAAGCGTAGGAGGAGTAACTAGTTGTCCGTGTTCGTCTTTAATGGGCGCAATGGGAGGCATGAAATAAGACATTCTAAAATCGTTTGTCATAACGTATCTAATTATTTGATTATCGCCTTGAATTTTCAAAACGCGGGGCGAAGGTAGGAATAGCTTTTAAATCAACTGTTCTGACATATCAGAACAGTTATAGGT